TTCCATCTCCACCAGCAACCACTCAGGAGCCTCTGGAACGGCGTTCACATCGCCTGAGAGCTTGTATTCCCCGCCTCGGTAGTACGCGCCCCCTACAAGGCCCTGACGGCCCCACAGGACCTCCCAGCCCTCTTTGCTGGCAGCCAAGCTGATCCCAGCAACCTGGCCCCACTTGTCCTTAGGCACCCGAAACAGATACTTGGCGGCTTTCTCTTTCGGAGAAACAACAACCGGAGCACCTTTGAGGCTGGAGCCCCACTTTCTTTTCAGCGACGGCAGATTGGCGTCAACGTCAAGGATTACCAAGCCGTCACTACGAGGCCCGGTAAACACACCAATTGCTTGGTACGTCTGAGGGTTCGTCTCGATGTAGCGAGCAGAAGCGTGTGGCCGTAGATCTTCTCTGTGCGCCCTACCCAATGGCGACTTACCGCAAGCCACGCCACCTTTTTCGCCAGGCAGTTTTACGCCCTTGGCGTAGATCGGTGCGGTGGCCCAGTTTTTGGGCAGAGTCCGTGTGAAATCAGCGAGGTTCATTTGCTACAGTAGTGCTGTTGAACTTTTTATGGACACCCCTGGTGGCTTCTGCGGCCCCAGGGGTTTTTTCATTCTACAGCAGTTGACAGGCCCTGCCATTGTGCTACGTTTATGAAGCACCGGGCAACGTGCCCACCGCAACTTTCAAATGCCTTTCCTTTCCCAAAAAGCCGTCTCAGCAGTTGCTGGAGGCACTGGTGGTGGTTATCTCAACCCCTCCAAGATTCAATCCGGCAGCAGCGTGCGCTTTGCGCTGCTGAGCGACCAGCCTCTGGAGTTTTACGAGTGCTGGGGCGAAGCCCAGGACGGTTCACTCAAGCCTTTCCGCTTCTCCGAGGATCCCAGATCCGAGGACATTGAAGCCGAGATGGGACCTGACTACACCCGCCGTCAAAACCGTGACGGCACTGCACCTGAGCCAGCAAAGTTTGCTCTTGCTGTGCCTGTCTACAACTTCGAGACCGAGGGCGTGCAAATCATGCAGCTCACCCAGAAGAGCATCATCCGCGAGTTGGACGGCATCTCCCAAATGGAGGACTACGCCAACCTGCTGGAGCATGACTTTGTTCTTGGCAAAGAAGGCAACGGACTCAACACCGAGTACAGCCTTCGCCCTGTTCCCCGTAAAAAGGGATCCGACAAGGCTATCGGTGGTGCTTGGGCTGAAGCCAAGGACGGCGGATTTGAAATCGGGCGCTTGCTGACCGGCGAGAACCCGTTCAAAGCTGACTGATTGAGTGCGGCAGGACGAAGAGTTCTAGTTCGCTCTGTCCTGCCTGCCCGCAATCTGCTCTTCAACTACTCGGGCCAAGTGGTTGGTGGGTGATGCGACACCTAAGTTGCAGATTGCAGAAGCTCAGGGTTCTCGTCGAAGAGTGCTGGTGGTTCCGACGGTCGAAAGTGCTGTCACTGGGCCAGCATTAAGGCAGGGAAGTCCGTAAGTCCGCATTCATTACGAGGGGGCTTTCAAGCCCCTTTCGTAGTATCTAAGCTCAGCCAAAGAGCTGGCCCATGGATCGTCATTACGAAAGACCTTTGCCTGAGACGATCACAACAATTCTGGATGATGGCTGTATCGCCATTTCAGTGGGAGACTTCACTGGAGTAGTCAGCTCAATGCACTTGATCGAGCCCAAAGCTCATCAATTACAGAGTGCATGGCTGGCCCGTGAATCCCAACTAACTGATGCTCGCTGATACGCAAAACGCCCTCGCCGGATTACGCCGTTGGACCTTGGTACGAGACGACTCTGGTCCTCACCGTGTTTACAGGGACGAACGTGGCAAAACATATGCGTCAGTGACGCACATCCTCAAGGAAACTTCACCGCAAAGGCAAAAAGATGCCCTGGACCGTTGGCTTGAAAGACCTACTGCTCCCGCTGAGCGCGACATTGCCTGCCAGCGTGGGACTTTGGCTCACGATCACGCGGAGTACGTTCTCAAAACAGCAGCAAAGCTTGCGCGCAATAGCGCTAACAAGCGAGGAAGCTGGAGGACTGGAGATGACGGCCTGGAACGTGCCCCTAAAGCAATCACCAGCTGGGCCATCGAAAAGGCCATTCAGGGGGCTCCCAGGGTCTCCTGGAGCGCCTCTGGGTACGCCAGAGGTCTACGGTCTTGGATCGGAGAGAACGTAACCGCCATTCATGCGATTGAATTCTCCATTCATGACCCACGAGGCTGGGCTGGAACGGCAGACGCCCTTCTAGATGTGGGTGGCACCCTTTGCATCGCTGATTGGAAGACCAGCGTGAACGCCCGCAGCGAAGAAATGCTGGCGAACTACATCTGCCAGGCCGGAGCTTATTCCCTGGGACTCCAGACCCTGACTGGCCTCAAGCCAAAGAGCGGAGCCATTGTGGTGGCACGTCGAAGCGGAGCACCGCAAGTCCGCTTGCTCAATGAGTTAGAATTACGTGGGGCGGAGTGTCAATGGCTGGAGAGAATGGACATCTGGAACGCCCAGCAAGCCCTAAAGAGCTAGAAGAATCCCTGGCACGTATTTACACAGGCAAAGCTAACGTGGCCCTACAAGCCCAAGAGCTAAATATGCCCCTGGAACATCTAAAGCAGCTATTCCGGGGATATGTTGCTGCACGCCCTATCGACATAAACGACGAGGACGTGTGGCTAGGTGACCTGGAACTAAGCTGGCCTTACGCCTGAGGACTTGGTTCTACACATTCCTCTCTGGCGCGTCTTTCGTAGTAACGCTTGAGGCGCAGGCAGTCGTTGGCACGTACAAAGTTCCCCGACCGCTCAAAGATCGCAGCTCTCGCCGCTTCGTAGCGAACAGCAGTGAGCAAGAGTTCGGTTGGAACGCGACTTCCTTCCGGTGAATACTTGGAACCGTGGAGTTTGGTGCTCATGTGCTCGCACCTCCGGTGCTCACACGAAAATGAAATGGAGCAGTCATTGAGAAGCCTCTCTAGCGTCAATGTAATTGTGAATCTTGCCCTGGAGCTTTGCAATCTGCCTGGCACGAGCTGAATCACCCCAGCCTGACTTTTCAAATACCGCAAACTCCCAATAAAGGGAGTCTGCAAGCAAGTGAAGCTCTTGGAGCGTGAATGTATTGAGCTTCATTTTCGAAGGGCTTCGATAGCTGCGAGGTGTGCGTGAATTTGATCCTGGCGCTTGAGGTAGTCCAGCTCATGGTTGGCTAGCCATTCGTCGATGGCTTCGTTGATCAGTTCATCCCTGGAACGTCCAACGATCTGGGCCATGTCTTCCATCCGCTGCTCCCGGACCCACCGCTCAGCGTGGCGGATCCGTCGCAGATGCTCTCGTTGTTGTTCAGGGGTGGGACGTGGGTCGTCCGGCTGGTTCGCCAGAAACCCACGTGCTGTGTCAGATAGGAAGGCCATCAGCTTGCGGGCTCCACTTTGAGGCCACAAGATCTGGCGGACTTGTAACCCCTGGGGCGTTTCTTGTGTACTTTGTGGAGCGTCCAAGAAGCTTTCGGATCATCGAATCCGTTGATCTTTTTCAGCTCTTCCAAGCGTTGGAACGCCTGCTGTTCATCCACGGCTTCCACAGACCACTCCATGCGGTAGTGGGTGGAACGAAAGGCGAAATACTGTGTCATGGCTGGTTCGTATGAGACAAAATCTCACTGTTCGTGAGACATTTTCAGGCCACCCATACGGGCAAGCCTTTCGTATTCGCGCACAAGGCGGGCATAGTCCTGAACGTTGCCTGCCTGGAACGCATCGATCAACAGCTGGCGCGTCATCCGCATCAATGCATCTCTGTCTTGATAATCCACCTGGGGCGTTGGATCCGCCTCAAGCGCTGGATCTTCTGACGCCCGCATGATGTCTGCGGTGTCCACGTCTCTGTAGGCTGTTGCCCTGCTTACCCCGTGCCGACGCTGGAGCGTTGCCGCGACATCGGCTTTCTTCAAGCCCATGTCCAGCAAACGCTTTGCCAGCTCCTGGTGATTGTTTAATTCCTCAGTGGTGCGTTTCATTGCTCCAGCACCTCCCACTCAAGGTCGGATCCGTCAAGCTCAAGCGTCACAGTAGTGACTGCTCTCGCTGGTCCGAACTGCGCGGGTTCCGCAATGTCAGCCGGAAACAGAATGGCTGGGTGGGTCTGCACCATGTCGTCGATGATCGCGACAACCCGCAGCTCGACTTGATCTGTGTTGGTACAAAGGACTTCAATGTCCTCGACCTGAATGATGTCACTCATGGGTGGTGAGTAGTCTACACAGCACAACGTAGCACAGTATTGACCTTCTTTGTCAACCATAAAAAAGCCCCGGTCAAGCCAGGGCATCATCTATCGCATCTTGCTCAGACTCAAAGGGTCCTGCTGGATCGCCATCCGGCAAGCAGCCTGGAAAGCAAGCACACCAGTACCAGCCTGGATCGACTTCGGTGTCATAGAAAACTTCGAAGGAGCCGTGGGGCTCCCCGAGATCATCACGGAACTGGTGATACGTCATAACGACTCCGCCAATTCCTTGCGCTGCTGGAGATAAATCAGCAGCGCTTCTTCTCGATCAATGTTGCGCTGACGCATCAGAAGCCGGATGGCAACTTCTGCGTCTAAACCTTGGACGTGTTTCATAAGGCTGAATAAGAACAGAAGTTCGTGCTTTCTATTAAGTGCTTGTCGGGCCTGTCGGTGTGCCAGTGGGTCCAGCCTTTGTAATTAGCACAGATCCACTGGTCCGCAGCTCGAAAGCTTGGGGCAGTTACCTGGAGCAACTCTTTGTGGTGCTCAGTGCATCCACGGCGAGTCAACGTCCGTTCGGCGACAAAGTAGAAAGTCATGCTGCAGTGGATTTAATGCCGCAGTGATTCACCACCAGCTGGCGGTAAATCTCGCGAGCGTTTTCAGTCAGATCACGGGGATCTGAGAGGAGAGGACTGGGACGAAACCTGATCCTCTCCAGCTGGGCGAACTTTGCGTATATGCTGCACCCCATGCCGCCATGCCAGAGCATGGCGAACATGTAGTGAGCTTCGCAGATGTCGAAGCGGTCGAAGTGCATCGGCTTATGTATGGGTGGAACCGTCAGGAAGCAGAGCGCCATACAGATTGCAGTGGGGCAAAGTACCTTCCAGCACCACACCAAAGTTTCCGCCGTTGTCTCGGCACATGAAGCGTGCAGAGCGGAGCAAGTCAATGACTGACTGGCCCGTCTGTATGCTCCACATGCTGAACCGCTTGTGCTGTTGCATCGTGATCGCGTCGAACACATCATCATCAATCTGATCTGTGTTCGGGTTGATCAGAGGGAGAGACCAAAGTGTCATGAGAAGAAAGTAGTTTCACAAGTGTCCTGGGATTTGCAGCGGTGCCAAACGTCTTCGGCGTAAGCCGAGCTGAGAAGCATTCGCTTCTGTAAGTCACCGTTTTGCAAGTAGAACTCGCAATGCCATACCCCAGGTTCATTCCAGGTGGGACGGTATTTAAGCCACCCCCGCTTCTCAGGTACGAAGACCTGGAAGCAGGAGACGTTACGGAACGTTTGTATGACCATCAGTCCCAGCTGTTGTAGTACTGGGGCTTGCCGTCCCAGATGCGGAAGTACTTGATCACGTCTGATACATACTGTTTACCATCAGACACCTTGATCACCTTGCGGAAGACCTTGCTGTCAGATGCTTGCCAGGATGTGTCAGGCATTGCCTTCCCTTCTCCCCTGCCGTCGTCGTTCGTGACAATGCAGTTGATTGGCCGGAGCCATACACTGGCTTTTGTCATGCGTGTGACGACGTAGAACTCAACCAGCGTCATGTCGTAGCCGAAACTAGAGCAGACAATCTGATTCAGTTCAAAGCGATCGGTCTGGAGTGTTGCAGCTGTCATTGAAGTGAGGAATAGTGCCCCAGAGATTAACCCTGGGGCGTTGACTAGAACGCTTGAGGGCAAAGTCTACGGGATAGATTCTCAAGCTCATCGATTATTTCGTGAGCCGTCGAATCAAACTTAGACTCCCCTAAATAACCATCAGCGGCCAGATATTTTACGAGATCGCTGTATAGAGTCTCCTCTAATTCAGCATCCCATTTTTTATCTGAAAGGTAATAAAGAAAACCCGAGCAAAATATTGCTCCAGAGCGTGAACCCTGGAGCGTGAACGTCAGAGGAAGTCAGGAAGCTCAGGAGGTAACGCCGCAACCCGGTAGGTCCAGCGGTAGCCGTTGACTGCGCGACAAGCTCGGGCGAAAAGCTCAGCCTGTTGCTTGGTCCGTGGACGGGAACAGTAGGCCGGAATGACCCAGCCTGTTTCGATGCCCGTCCAGCGTTGCACTACATGTCTCATGAGTCCGACTCCTTAAGTGCTTCGGTGAGTCCTTCGGATAACTCCTGCAGGAATCTCCGCACTTCTGGCTTGTTCTTGTGAGACTCCTGCGAACGCACGAACAGCAGCACCGCATCACGCAGCGCGCTGTTCTTGATGCCCTCGCAGACAATCTTATCGCCCGGTTCAGTCTCACGCAGCGTGATTGCCGCGTGGTCCTTCCAGGTTCCACAAGCCAACTCGACGTCAAAGGACGCAAGCGCGCTCAGCGTGGTCACTGTTGAACACTTCATGTCATCAGAGAATGTGAACAGATCGGTGGACTATGTAGGCCGAGGCCATTGTCAAGGAGCGGACGCGGCGCGCCGGTTGCCCAGCGGTGGCGCCTACGGGATGAGGCAGGCAACTGGTGCAGCGTGGATGTCCGCTCTGGCACTGCGCGCCGGAGGCTGTCGCCTAAGGTCCGGATCTGCCCAGCACACGCACGGCTTGCGTGCTACACTAGTTGGTTGGATTGTAGGAGGTAGGCGAGATAGTGCCCTGCCCTCCACTCTTATAAGATAGCTCATTGTGCGATGCTGTTCTGTATCAACGGCTACCAAACAGGGGGGTCCAGTTGCAGAAGTGTCACACGCTATCGCGAAGTGGGGAACTTAAATAAATATCGCCAGACATTTCTATTGTGCTACCGGGGGGTAGGGGTCAAAAAGCAGAACTCTTATGTGCTACACCCCAAAATAAAAAAGCACCTGATATGCGGCTTTGTAACTTGCTAATCTGGCGAGAAAGGTCGTGCCTTTTGTTATGGACGAGAACACCACTGAACACAAAGAAATAAGGCGAATCGGTGGTCCTAAGAACCCGAAGGACATTCAAGAAGCTCGAATTATGCGGCTTTACCGCCGCCAACTCGAAGGATTGCCTGCACTTCAGCTGGTTCTCGACCACGCAGCAAAAGAACAGGTGGGTCGTGCCACTGCATTCCGCGATTGGAAAGCAGTTCAAGCACTAAATCGCGAAGATTTTGAGCGCGAACGCGACGAAATGGCCTCGCGCATCTTCTCCATGCGCTCCCGTTTGTTCAATTCCGCCGTAAAACGCGGACAAATGCAAACCGCCGCCAACGTTCTCGATTCCCTGGCGCGTATGGTCGGCTGCGACCAACCCGAAGAAAGTAGCACATTGCCAGAAATCCACGTTAAGATCGAAAAACCCGAGTAAAACCGCTCTTTGGCGTCAAAAACACTCGACATAAGTCTTCGTCCCGCACAAGGCGAAGTATTCAGCGCAAAAAATAGATTCCGCGTCCTTGTTGCAGGTCGCCGCTTCGGAAAATCCTATCTTTCCTGCATCGAACTATTCACCAAAGCCCTGGAACGCCCCGGCGAAACGTTCTTTTACTGCGCCCCCACCTACCGAATGGCGAAAGACATCGCCTGGAAAACGCTCAAGAAAATAATCCCCAAGGAATACATACGCGCCAAAAACGAAACTGATCTACGCCTAGATCTTGTCAACGACTCCACAATCGAACTAAAGGGCACCGAAAACGCGATGGCTCTTCGTGGCCGCTCCCTTGCCGGAGTCGTACTCGACGAAGCCGCATTTATGGAATCAGAAGTGTGGTTTGAGGTCATTCGCCCCGCCCTCGCTGACAAAGAAGGTTGGGCATTATTTATCTCTACCCCCGATGGAACAGCCAGTTGGTTTTACGACCTCTGGTGTTTTTGCGAAGAAGACAAAACCGGCGATTGGATTCGCTGGTGCTACACAACAATCGAAGGAGGCAACGTTCCAGAACATGAAGTCGAAGCAGCCCGCGCTCAACTTGATGCGCGCACGTTCCGCCAGGAATTCGAAGCGTCGTTCGAGAACCTCACCGGTCTCGTTGCCGTCAGCTTCAACGACACAAACATCTCCCCCGAAGCCAAGGACATTTCCGTCCTCCCCCTCCTCTTAGGAGTGGACTTCAACGTCGATCCAATGTCCGGCATCTGCGCCGTCAAAAAGGACGACACCCTCTACGTCTTCGACGAGATCATGATGCACGGCGGCGCAACCACCTGGGACTTTGCGGAAGAAGTCACCCGCCGCTACGGCGTGGACCGCCGCGTGCTTGCCTGCCCCGACCCCACGGGTGGAGCCCGCAAAACCAGCGGTGTCGGCGTTACCGACCACACAATCCTCCGCCGCAGCGGCTTCACCGTTCAATCCCCCAAAGCCCCCTGGAAAATCCGAGACAAAATCACCGCCGTCAACACCGCACTACTCGACGCAAGCGGAGCCCGCCGCACCTACATCCACCCCCGCTGCAAAGAGCTAATTAAGTCACTCCGCACCCTGACCTACGCCCCTGGAACGGGCCTACCTAACAAAAATCTAGGAGTTGACCACGCCTTCGACGCCTTCGGGTATCTTGTGTTGCAACAGTTCAACTTGGCCAAGCCTGAGGCCATGGGAACTACGACATACCGCCTGTACTAAGGATGTTTCGTCCGCTGAACGCGCCTCTTTGCCCTAAGTGTGGGTCAAATGAAACGCGTGTTCTCGGCAAATACACCTCACAGGACGGAGATTCCGTGCGATATCGAGCCTGTCAAGAGTGTGACCACCGTTGGAAAACGCTGCAACCGCCTGAGGAAGTGCTGGACCCGTCAATACTGGTGAGGTTTCCTAAGTGGAAGTCACTTGAGGGCAGCAGGCGTCAGGTGACGCTGGAATACGCTTCAAAGAGCAGTTAGACTGAAAGCACCTAATTGCTTATTTGCCATGCCTGGACATTACGGAACTGGTGGCAAGAAGAAGCCCAACGGCAAGAAGAAGGGTATGAAGAAGGGCAGCAAGAAGATGCGGTGCAGCTGTGGCAAGTGAAAACGTCCCAGTCAATAAAGCGCTTTACAGCCGTGTAAAAGCTGAGGCCAAGCGCAAATTCGCGGTTTATCCGAGCGCGTATGCAAATGCGTGGCTGGTACGCGAATATAAAAAGCGTGGCGGCACCTATCGGAAGGTAACCAGTGGCGGAACGAAAAAAACCACGAAAACCCGCAAAACCAAAAAGTAAAGGCCGTGGCGGCCTGGGCCGATGGTTTGACGAGAAATGGGTCGATATAAAAACCGGAAAGCCTTGTGGCCGCTCCAAGGGCGAAGACAGGGCTTATCCAGCGTGCAGACCATCACGCAGGGTGTCAGATAAGACGCCAAAAACCACAAAAGAAATGAGCCCAGCAGAAAAGGCTCGTTTTAAGAAAGAAAAAACAGGGTCAAAGAAGATTTCTTATCAACATCGACGGCGAAAGGCGAAAAAGAAGAAGTCCTGAGATGGCTTGTGGGTCGCGAACGGTTAGAATCGACTGTATAGACCCTTCTTATGTCTAATCATGGCCATCCTGCAAGGAGACCAAGGCTCGGTCAGCTTTGACGCTGATGGCAGTGGCACAGGAAATGCTGTTGCCATTGCCGGCACCCGCAGCTGGACGTTAAACGTCACCAAAAGCACGATTGAAGCCACCCAACAGGGGCAAACCTTCACCAAAACTCTTGGCAGCGTTGTATCGGGTTCTGGCACGATTGAGCTGGTCTACGATAACGACCAAGCCAGTCAAGACACATTGTTTGCTGAAGTTATCAACGCGCAAGACGCAGCAGACGCAAAGTTTGAGTTGTTTACGACTGGCACCAGCACCGGTTCTAACTCTGTAAAGTTTGACGGAATTATAACCAGCTTTGACATTTCATCTACCGTAGGAGATTTAGTTGTCGCCACTTGCAACTTCGTTACCAGCGGCCAAATTGATTTTCACCTTTAATAAGGTTTAAAGCAATGGCAGAGCGCAAAAAGCGTAAGCGTGGTCCCAACCTTAGTGTTGGCCGTGGTGAAAAATTGCCTGTTAGCAAAGGTGCTGGTCTGACTGCAAAAGGTCGGGCTAAGTACAACCGTCAGACAGGTTCTAATTTGAAGCCACCTGTGACCGGCAAGCCTAAAACCAAGGAAGAAGCTGCCCGTAAGCGTTCTTTCTGCGCTCGTAGCCGTGGTTGGACAGGTGAACGGGGTAAAGCAGCCCGTCGTCGATGGGGTTGTTAATGGTTCATTCTGAGGTGTCATGACTTATTCCGTCCCAGGTCTCGTTAGAACGAGTATTGTCAGCAGTTCCTACATGGGAAGTGTTGATAGTCCGTTCGTGCGAACACGGGCTGTAATCGACCAGATGAAGGGCTGGGAGATTATGAAAGCTGTTACCTACGGGACGGAATATCTACGTGAAAATAGCGAAGCATTTTTACCCTTAGAGCCTCGCGAAGATTACACAGCGTATTTATCACGGGTCAACCGTTCAGTTTTTACGCCGTACACGCAACGATTGATTCGTGCTGCTGCGGGCTTAATACTTCGCAAACCAATCAGCATTGAAGGCGATCCTTATTGGATCGAGGTCTTTAATAAGGACGTTGATGGGTGTGGATCGGATCTAGATGAATACGCTCGACGACTCTTGATTTGTGCCCTGACGTATGGGCACAGTCACACGTTGGTTGATTTTCCTGCGCCTTCGGGTGCGAGAAGTCTTGCAGAGGAGCGTGCTCTTAATCGTCGGCCCTATTGGATTGAAGTGGATCCAACTAACGTCTACGGTTGGCGATTGGACCGCGAAGCCAATTACGGAAACCTTACGCAAGTTCGGATTGGCGAAAAAGCAGTAGTCCCTGACGGGGAGTTTGGAGAAAAAGTGTATGACCAAATCCGTGTCATCGAGCCTGGTCGTTATCGCGTCTTCCGGCAAGAAGAGCAGAAAAAAGAGATGCAAGGGCCATACCCATACCCCGCTTCGTTCGATCAATCCGACGCTACGTCGGAGTATGAGCTGGTTGAGTCTGGCGATTTCTCACTTGGGCAGATCCCACTGGTAACGATCTATGCCAACAAAACCGATACGTTGACCAGTAAGCCACCGCTGTTGGACATTGCTCATCTCAATCTGGCCCACTATCAACGGCAAGCGGATCTTATCCACAGCCTTCACATCGCTTCGCAACCGATGCTCGTCCTTGAGGGTTGGGACGATCAAACGAAGGATATGGCGATCAGCGTTAATTACGCGATGGCGACCCAGCCGGGTAACAAGGTCTATTACGTGGAGCCTGCGGCAAGCGCGTTTGAAGCGCAATCAGCGGAAATCAAAGAGCTGCAGCAGCAAATGGCGACGTTAGGCATCAGCACGCTGAGCCAACAAAAGTTTGTGGCTGAATCTGCTGATGCACGCCGCTTGGATCGTATTGACACCAACTCGATGCTGTCGATGGTATCGATGGATCTGGAGTCCGGCTTGCAGAAGTCCTACGACATTGCAGCTGACTACTTGGGCATTGAAGCGCCAAAGGTTAAGATCAGCCGCGACTTTGACTTGCAACGTCTCATCGGTCAGGACATTGCAGCGATGGGCCAGCTGTTTGAAGATCAGGTGATTAGCCGTGAAGAGTTTCGCGACATGTTGGTTCAAGGGGAGATTTTGCCTACTGCAGCAGAGACACAAGCTAGCGGTACAGTAGAAGAGCAATAGCTTTCATTCCCATGGGACTTCGTTTCGAGGAAATCAACCCTCCTAAAAAAGAAGAAAAGCCTGCAGCTAAAAAGCCTGCACCCAAAAAAGCAAAGACCAGTAAAGTAGAGAAGTAAATCTATTTTAAATAATGGAAGAACAAGTCATCCAGGAGACGCCTGTGGCGGCTTCTGAACAGCCCGTGGCTGAGACTGCAACTCCCAACGTCGATGTTTCTGCTTACGAGCAGCAAATTCAAGCGCTTCAAAAGCGTGCCGCTGAAGCCGAAGAAAAATTCCAAGGCATCAAAGGCAAGCTCGACGACGTTTACAAAAAACAAGATGACCAACGTCGAAAGACGTTAGAGGATCAAGGTCAATGGAAAGATCTTTGGGAGGAAGCCAATAAGACAGCTCAAACCAAGGACCAACAAATCGCTGATCTGGAACGTCAGCTAGCTGAGCTTCGGACTTCCAATGAAACTGCAGCGATGAAAACGTCTGCGTTGTCAGCCATCAGTCAATCTGGTGCGATCAATGCAGAGCAGATGCTGCAGTTGGTTCAGAGTAAGTT